CTAGTACAGACAAACAATTCCATCTGTCTCTCAACCCTTTTGCTGTAGTAGACCACCCTAAGTTCAAGGGTATGGTCGCAAAGATTCCCTTTTCGCCCACTGTACCAGTAGTTACATTCATTCGGCATCTAGCCACTCTTTGCCACAGTCAGGCATGGGGCACCTAGCGAGAACCCCGTCCGGCAGGTCGCTTCCGCGCCACGTTTCCACGACCGTTCCGTCCCGAGGACAGACCAACGCTACGATAAACCCGCGTCGGTTGCCCATCAACTGCATCAGGTTTAGCTTGTCGCGGTCTCGCGAACTCAGGGATATCGTCTTCGACTGGTACTGGAACACTTCGTTTCCTAGCGCGCTTGATCGCCAGTTGAAGTTCACATACCCTGCAACCGGAAAGACCTTCGAACGCTTTCGGGTTCTGGTGCTTTTTGTAGATGCCTTTAAGGTGCCAGCAAGCATGGCAGAGTGTTAGAGACCTCTTTCCTATTCTATGGTGCTGAGGCATGTCTTTGTCGGACCCATTAGTCCGGTAATACTTGCGCTCGCCGCATAAAGCACAGGTATATCTACTTATCTCGGTTTCAAAAGGGTCTAATGTGGGACGGGACTTACCTGGATTCTTCGCTTCCCACTTCATGCGTTCTTTGTGGAGAAGCAGCCAGCGCCTCTTTTGCCACAGCTCTAAGGTAACCATTTGCGTACCTACAGTATACAGCTTGGGAGCGTCTAGCTACCAGCTTGAGTGAGACGCAAACAGTTCAGATTCTGCCTACAATTAGCAAACATTCTGTCTCCGAGCTGCACATGACCTTTGTCGTCCATGCTACAACCATGCGGAGGTAGTGTGCCTTCTTTGCGGTGCTGGCGCAAGATCTTGTACTGAGCACGTAACTGGTTGATCAACGCTATGTCCCGCGTTATGGGCAGCTCGAAGTACTCTTGCGTGTTCTTGTTCTCAAACCACAGGATCGCTTTGTTGATGTGGAGCGCCTGCATGTAGTTGTGTATCTGCCAGTTGTACCCCTGGAGATGATCAGGTAGCTTCTTCGTACGCTCTATCTCTTTGAAGATAGCGTCGTTGGCTCCCTTCACATCAACCACGTAGATCTCGCCACTGATTTCTATCACATCATCAGGGGTTCCCGCTACGTACCAGGGTAGATACTCCACCATTTCCTCTTGCGCGTGTACCTTTAGGTAGCCTGCACGTTGCATACGTAGGAATATGGTGTGCCATCTAAGATGGCGCCAGTGCCCATCGTCGAACAAGTTGTTTGTACGTGGGTTGTCGTCCAGACGTCCTTCCATTCCGTTGATGGCAAGCATCTGCTCCCGTAGGCAGCGCTTGGAACCACTAGGGCTGAAGTAAGTCTTCTGGCGCGGCAGGTTGCGAGCCATGAGAAGTTTCGCCGCAAACAATGCTTCGGCCTTGGTGAAGTTACCTAGATCCTGGGTGATCATGAACTGGTCTACCAGTGTGGTTAGTACCTTGTCCGGATCACGGCGGTTCTTTAGGTACTTCTTCAGGTCAAAGCCAGATGCCATCTCTACATTGCCTACATGAATCCCTGTTGCAACCATTGGTCTTTACAGGGAAGCCTTTCTTCTTGAGGAACATGCGGTCGCACCTGCTCAACAAATGCGGACTTGGGACCAACACTATGCGATCTTCCGTCTTGGTGGTCTTGGTCTTGAACCACACTTTCCGTTTGGTAAGAAACATCAACCGATGATACGTGGCGTACATCTCCTGGATCCACTGACTTCTCTGGCCCACCGGCATGTTTCTGGGCAGCAAGTATACCCATTTCAACGATGTTATATCTCGGAGGTCGCCCTGGATCTGGAATGCTCGTGCTTCCATAACACTCCTGACACACTATAGTGTCACGTAATCTACAGCCAGTGGGTCCAGCGTGCATGACGCACGTAGCTATCGGGTAGACTATCACCCCGCATTCTACGCACTTCATATTCGCGTGCCTATGCCAGCCAGCCATACCTATATTTTAGCATGCAGAAGCTTCTGTATGTGGTCTGCAAGGGTGTCTGAGTAGAAGGCCAGCTTGTTGAACTGTTCTTCCATCTCTAGCATGGCTGTCATGAGTTCTTCGCGCGTAGGGTGTTCATAGTCTCGTATACGGGACTCCTCGATCTCGTCCTGGCACAATTTGACAAACTGTTTGAGAGCGACGAAGCACCCCTCATCCACCGTATGGTCCGTCCCTGGTAGGATAGGGATGTCGCAGTTGGGACAGACAGACGGAGGGGTAGGGTTTTGTATATCATCGTCTACTGTGTGATGGCCAGATTTTGGCGATGTATCATCTCCGCTGGCAGCACCACGAGGTCTATAGGTGAACCCGTCTCTTGGATAAACGTTATCTGTAAACACGGTGCTAAGCCTTCCTTGGCTGCTGCCCTTGCGAGAAGCTTCCAGTCGGCCACGCGAATTGAGTAGGATAAACGCTCTGTTTGTTTGTTGTCTGATAGTAGCTCGTCGTCCTTGACGTCCATCTTGGCATGCCAGAATCTACCAGATGAGGGCTGAGCGCGGCCCGCCCGCGCTTTCGCCCACTTTGCTTCGTGTAGACGATTGTCCTTCCTTGGCTTATCTGCCCATTTCGGCCTACTCATCTTCCTGTGGTGGATGCATGTGCATCATCTCATGCTGAAATTTGGTAGTCCACCACATGCCATGCCAGTCTCTTGTCAGCATAAATGCCTTACTGTAGTGAAATCCCGATTCCTGAAGTTTCTGAAAGTAGGTGAAGAACATCTTGGCTAGTTCGTCGAGTCCTTGTCCCATCTGGTCTTTCTCATGTGTTCCAACCAGATTCTTCAGAAACTCTTCAGCCTCATCACCTACACTACGTTCTTCTTTAGCCACTTACGGTCTCCCAATCTGGATCAGGTACTGGCCCTAAATCACCTGTCATGGCAGGCAATATATCTTCGCCATCAGCTACTATAACACCATCGATGTTTGCCTGCATCTCGCAATGGTTCACGAGATGTGTTACCGTCTGCAAGCTGTCGCAAATAAGAGACATTAAGTCAGCGGTAACGGGTTCTGTGATGTTGGGTTGTAACGTCAGGTCGATGTACATATGAGTAACCGGAGGACTCGGCATCGCAGCAGCAGAAGCCTGCACTGTAACCGTAGCCCCATTGCTTGGTCCGGAACTAGCGCCATTGACGTAGGTTACATCAACGGTGTAGAAACCAGATCCTGCAACTGGTGCATCGATTACAGTGTAGTTCGCATACTTGGTACTATCAACAGCATCCTGTAGATGTACCTGGTCTCCAGGGTTCATCACTGCTAATCGTGCGGTTTGGTCCACACTGGAACTATCTGTGTTGCTGATATATAGTATTGTTGATTGCGACCAGTTGCTCGTGTTACTGCGCAGTTGTCCAGTAGCAGGAGGTGGTGTATTGGTATTGGACCACAGCCAGGAACCTATGTCTGTCTGTGGCGTTACCGCATGGTGCTCTACTTCCAGGTCTTTAGTCGCCATGTTGTCCCAACACTTTCACCGCTGCTTCCAAGCGGGTAGCTACCTTGATGTCTCTGCCTAGCATGTTCAGGAACGCTGTGCGTTGCAGAGGCTGTGTCCACTTGGTGGCATACCGGAGACCGGACTGCTCAACCGCCCCTACTTCCAAACCTAGTTGAAGGAGCTCACTGCATCTATCCACCGCACGTAGATCGAAGAGGTATCTAAAGCTACCATCCCGCTCAGCATTCGCTCCCGTTTTGTCCTTCTCAACTCTAACCCGGACAACACGACCAATGGTGCCATCTTTCTCAATAACTTTACCGTTCTCCACCTTTCGCGTCTTTCCTTTGATAGCCTCACCCTTTCGAAAATCGACGCGTTGAGAAGCGAAGAACCCAAATGCACGTCCTCCCACTGGCTTCTCGGGGTTGCCATAATGGATGCCAACGTTCTCCCTCACCTGGTTTATCAAGACGACAGCAGTGCCACCAGAATTTACGGCGTTCCACTTGCGTGCCATCTTACTGGTTAGCTTACCCATTTTGCCCATTTGGGAGGCTTCTGCCGACTCCTCCAGTTCGTCCTTTGGTACCAGTGCGGCAATACTGTCCACACCTACCAAGTCGAACTTCCCTGAGCGTATTAGTGCTTCGCCAACGTCTATTATTTCCTCGCCAACTTCAAGCTCGCCCACCATATACAATGCTTCCAGGTCTATGCCAAGACGAGCCGCATGGACAGGATCAAAGCTATGCTCCGCATCCATTAGAGCACAGTTTCGACCCACTGCCTGCGCTAGTGCTATCGTCCTGTACAAGGCATGACTCTTCAGGGCTGCATACTGGCCGTAAAACTCCGTTATTCGGCCTAACGCGATCCCACCACCTAATAAGAAGTCCAGTGTCAGTATCCCGGTCGAGATCCTCTGGATCCGGAACTTCGGGTCCGATGCGCGGAAGAGTACCTGCTTGCCGAACCTCTTCTGCAAAATCGTCTGCACTTCCGCTAGTGGTGTGGGCGCACTGGTTACAGACTTCGACCTCATAGACAACCTTTCGCAACTGCTCCTCGGGGTGCAGTTCCAGACACGTGAAGCATCTGTGTAGCGGGGCCGCTTTTTTCCTAAATAAATTGATCATCGGGTTTCTCCTCTATGCAGGGATCGGGTACTTTGCATCCTCAAAGACAATGCTATTTCGGTCGACTTGTCGCTTGCCATACACCATAACCACGCGGCCTTTGAATAGATGTGGACCATGCTGCTCCCATCGTTCTGGAAATACAACAACGTCCCAGGTACCAACCCCGTCGTATTTGACCTGGACAAATGCCATTCTGTAACCATTCTTGGTTGTTATTTCTCTCACCCTATCTACCTGCCCACCTACCCAACACCATTTATCCTGAGAACTAGTTAGGGCCTTCAGGTTCAGTG